TATATATTTTGGAATGCAGCAATTTTTTTAGTAATAAGTTTAGCTGAAATAATATTTATATGTATTTATCATATAAATATGATATTTATCAATCATGAAAAAAAAGCAATATTTATTCATATACCGAAAACAGGTGGTTCATATATAGGACCTCAATTAATAAAATATTACGGTTTCAAATCTTATTTACCTTTATTACATAAAAAAAGACCCGATCACGATACAATATGCGAAACAAAACGATTTAAAAAAGTTTTAACTCAAATACATAAATATGATAATACTTTTCTTAATAAGCTAATAGGCATTTTAATGTATTTTAAAACAAGCGAATACATGAATAAAATCGCAAATATGGATGAAGAAAAATGGAAAACATACACCAAGTTCTGTTTTGTAAGAAATCCTTATGATAGATCATTATCAGGATGGGCACATATTAATAATATTTATACAGGTTGTTTACCATTTGTTAATTATATTTGTCAGGACAAATATAATGTAACTGACGTAGAATATGGACATATTTTTATGTCTCAAAAAATACACATACAAGATACTGATGGAACATGCGGAGTAGATATTATTGGTCGTTTCGAAAATTTAGAAAATGATTTTAGAAAAATATTAAATATCATTGGATTTGATAAAATTATTCATAATCCAACAAAAGTAAATGTTTCTAAAATACATGATAGTGATAAGATTGCATTAAATATTGTAGCAATTAAAAAACTAAATGAATTATTTGAAGATGATTTTAATACATTTCATTATAAATCTGTATTATAATACACTTTTCTAAATTTTTGCATATATTCGTCTTTTAATACATGCGTCTTCAAATAATGTCCTGTTATCTTATCTTCAAGCATATGAATTATGAAAAAAATAGAATATATACCACATTCAGTGTCTTTATATTGATGTTCTACAGGATGGTTCTCATCAAATTTAAAATGTATTGGATTATCTAATTCTGATCCTTGTTTTATAACAGTATCAGCGAATTTTTTTATTTGTGCTGGAATATCTTCACCTGCACTGTCAAAGAAAAATATACTGGATTTCTTTATATTAATAAATAATGATACCCAGTGACTACCACCTTTATAATGTGGGTCTAAGTTAAATATAATACCTATTTTTGTTTTGCCCCTTTTTATTTGTTCTTTTAAATCAAAATGACATAGTTCTTCCCATACACACTCGCCATATATTCTATGGGTATCATAATCTATTGGAGATGGTCCTAAAAATTCAAAACACTTATACTTATTTTCATATTGGTTCATTACTTCTAAAATATCAATACTCGATAACCATTCATTTGGATTTTTTTTCCATTCTTTTGGAGATTCAGGAGCAAACGCGTCTAATAACTCTTTTTCCATTTTTGTATTTTTTGTCATATGGCGAACCCAACACGACTCTTTGTTACAAATATTTGCATAATACTCTTTCAATAAATACCAAATATCTTTAGATTGTTTTGTTTTAATAGGGCGATCGGGGTGTCTAGCATTCCACATATCACGTAATTTGTATAAATCATCGTTAGAATAGCAGGTATATTCTTTTTCTTTATTTTCTGGACTGCAATTTAATTTTACAAATGGTTCTAAAGTATGTCTATTTATAGTTGTTTTTCTTTTTTTTGTTTTAATTTTTTGTTTCTTTTTCAAGTTATCTGCTTTCTTTATATTTTTATATTTTCTGGTTTTTCTGCCCTTCATATATGTTACCTATATTTTCTTTTTTCCATAAATAAAAGAACCATCGCCTAATACTATTTCTGTTTTTCTAGGTATTATTTGATTTTTTTTATAATTTTGTCTAACATTTTGAAACCAATCCAATGGTAACTTTTGAATGTCTTCTACTCCTGTAGATTTTGATAATTTGTTAGTATATTTGGGTTTAATATTTATAAGAGGATGAGAATATGGTTTTAAAACTTCGTCTTGGTCTTCTTGGTCTTCTTGGTCTTCTTGGTCTTCTTGGTCTTCTTGGTTTTCTTGGTTTTCGTCTTCTTCGTCTTCTTGGTCTTCGTCTTCTTCGTCTTCTTGGTCTTCGTCTTCTTCTTGGTAATTACCTTTCTCAATAGATCGTTCTTCTTTTTCATAGTCAATATCATCTTGAATTTCTATTCGTTCTTTTTCTAAATTTGTATTGGTATCATGTGCTTTTAAATAATATATAACTTTATCTAAAAAAAGGTCAAAACTATGTTTAACGTCAAATAATAGATCATCTGGCGGATTGTTATTAAATAACTCATGAAATAATTGTTTTATTCTTTCTCCATATATTTGTTTGTCTGTGTTTTTTATTTCTGAAGCATCCTCTTTTATTTTTTTATTTAGTTTGTGCAATTGATTTTTACTGATCAAGAAATTCAATGTTAATTGATTAACTAGTTCATCTGACATTATAATGTTTTAATTAAATAATATTATTTAATTAAGTCTACGCAAAATTATTTATCATTTGTTAAATCTTTTAACTGTTGTCTAGTTGCATTATTAAATAAAGCATATCCTATAATATTTGCATTTGGATTTGCATCAAATGGCATAAACTTTTCCTTTTTAAATAGGCGAGGAAATGGTTGACTAATTTGCAGATGATTATCCCAATTAACTTTATATAGGCTACTTTTACTTGATGGCACATATGCCGATTGACTACTTGATTGCAATGCATATATCTGATTTCTCAATTCTGATTCATGATTAATATTTGATGCAAAACCCGACCATGGTGCTAAATCATTGCCAGGATTAAAAACAATAGACTGATTATATGTAGCTTGTTGAATTAATGGAGTTTCTATTTCTTTTCTACCATCAACTATTGGCATTATATTGAATTTTGTTGGAACTGGGCGACTATCTAAATATGGTTGTAATGTTTGTGATGGTATATTTCGCCTATACGTTCGTTCATAAGTTATTGCTTGTCTTTTAGAAGTGGGATAATCTTCAAAACTATAAATATTCATTGATATATATAGATTATATAAATTAATACAAAAAATGTTTAAATACAATACAATATAATATATTATAATTATGTGCGGCATATTTGGACTTCTTAATACCAATAATACAAATATATCAATTAATACGATAGAAACTCAATTTAATAAAGGAAAAAACAGAGGTCCTGAATTTTCTAAATTAGATATCAGTTATATGAAAATGATCTTGGGGTTTCATAGATTAGCAATCAATGGATTAAATGATGCATCTAATCAGCCATTAGTTATAAACGATATTGTTTTGGTTTGTAATGGTGAAATTTATAATTATAAGGAATTGTATAGTTCTATGAATGTTACTCCTATTACTCAATCGGATTGTGAGGTAATAATTCATTTATATTTAAAGTATGGTATAGAACATACATTACAAATGTTAGATGGAGTATATTCTTTTATTTTGTATGATAATCGTATTACAAATGATTTAACAAATCGATTATATGTAGCCCGTGATCCATTTGGTGTTCGTCCATTATACTACTTATCTAATTTAAATGATAAATATGATATTAAACATAATTCAAATAAATTGTATGGGTTTGCTTCTGAATTGAAATCTCTGGAATATTTTTACAATTTAGATCCGAAATATTATTCGGTTGAACAATTTAAACCTGGCACATATTCTGTATTCAAACTAGGTAACAATGTAATGGTAAAATGGGAACCAGAAAAAGAGTTTGAACATTATTTTATTCCCCATTTTTCGCATAATTTAGACATTCAAATAAATGATATAGAACCTTGTTTATTTTACGAGAATATTTATAAAAAAATTTCTACGTATTTTAATGCTGCAATCATTAAACGATGTATTACGACAGAAAGACCGATTGCATGTTTGCTATCTGGAGGACTAGATAGCAGTTTAGTTGCTGCATTGGTTAATAATTATTATTTAACACAAAATCGGCCAAATAAATTAGAAACATACAGCATTGGACTAGAGGGATCGGAAGACTTGAAATATGCAAAAGTTGTCGCAGATTATCTTGGCACAAATCATACTGAAATAATTGTTACGGAACAACAAATGTTTGACTCAATACCTGAAGTAATCAAGACAATTGAAAGTTATGATACTACAAGTGTGCGTGCCAGTATTGGTAATTATCTCTTGGGAAAATATATTGCTCAACATTCGGATGCAAAGGTAATATTTAATGGTGATGGTTCCGATGAATTGTTGGGCGGGTATATTTATATGAATAAATGCCCTGATGATATTGAATTTGACAGAGAAATTCGACGACTACTCAAAGACATACATTTATTTGATGTATTACGTTCTGACAAATGTATATCATCTCACGGTTTAGAGCCAAGAACTCCGTTTTTAGACAGAAGTTTTGCTAATTTTATATTATCTTTGCCTGCTTCTTTTAGAAATCATGTAAATAGCAAAAGTATTGAGAAATTTATTTTAAGAAATAGTTTTTGCTATTCTATTTTCAAAAGTCATAATGAAAAATCGTTGCTACCTGACGAAATTCTTTGGAGAAAAAAGGAGGCATTTAGTGATGGTGTTAGTTCTCATGGTCGTTCTTTATTTACCATTCTTCAAGAGTATATTGCAAATAATATGAACCAACAAAATAATACAGATATTTGGAAACCTTGTATCGAAACAGAAAAAAAATATTATAAGGATCTTTTTGAAACGTATTATCCAAATTGTGCACATATTTTGCCTTATTTTTGGATGCCAAAATATATAGAAACAAATGATCCGAGTGCAAGAACTCTATCTATTTATCAAAAATAGTATTGATAATAATATGGTTACAAATTTTTATATGTTAAATATATAATGGTATTTTATAAAAATATTCATGATTTTCAATATAAAGTATTTACAATAATTATATATTTAACTTGGGGTTTATATATTACTATTGCGCTTGGGTTATCAGCAAAAGCACCACAATATTTAACCGATCTACAATATTATGTTAAAATTTATGTTAGTTTATTTTTAATTTTACGGTTTAACCCTTTTAGACGCGTAAAATTTACCAGTTTAGATGCAAAAATAGCATTTAGTGCTGGATTATTTTTACTGGCAACTACTGCAATTGACAGCATATTAAAAAACTACTTAGAACATATTAATCGGCTTTTTTCTTAATTGTTTTATTAGTAAATACTCTTCTTTTTTTTGTTTTTTGACTTATTATTGATTTTTTGTTAAAAAATATATGAAGATGATTTAGTATTTTTTTTGATAAAATTTTATCTATATGTTGACTGTCTATATGCTTATCTACATGAGTATAGTTAAAACGTGTCAAATAAGTTTTAATATATTCTCTACATAAGTCGCTATCAGTATCTATGGGTTTTATATCTAATATTTCACTTTTTAACAGTCTTGTGATCATTTCATCAAATTTTATATCATGCACATATGGTTTAATGTTTATGTAATAAATATTATCATTACTCATACCTGGGTAAAACACATCATCCAAGAAACAAATCTGTGTATTTTCAGGAACCTTTGTGCAACTAACTAAATCCTTTAGTGTTTTCATATGTGTTGTTCTGCACAATTCAACTTGTTTACCATTTACCTTAAATGCTGCAATTATTTGATCAAATAATTTATAATTTACTTTATCATCAAAATAGTTGATTATATATTTAGCCCATTCTTCTGGTCCTTGATTGTTAGTGTATATCATCAACTTATTACAATGTTTTTTCATCTTTTTCTTTTTTAAATAATTTAATATAACTAATATATTCGGTCTTAAAAATTCCGGATATAAATCTAATAGTTTATTGAATAATTCTTGATTTATTTTAATTGGCATTTTAATATATTTTATATATGCGATTAAAGCATCCCAAAACATACCTAATTCTATAAAATATCCTAATGTTTCATCCAAATCAAATACTACTATTTT